AGACCGCCGTAGCAGACGCGACCCTCCAAATCGTCCTCGCAGACAGCGAACTCGCATTTGTCCCACTTGTCCATCGGCATCCAGCGCACCGCCTGTTTCACCCACTGGTTGAGTCTCAGCTGTCGGAAGGAGTTCTCCTCACCGGGGTTCTGCTTGGCAGATTCGCAGGCATCCTTCACCTTGTCGATGCCCACTGTGATGCCGAGGGACGGATTGGCCTTTTTCCAGACCTTCGGGTCCGTCCAATCGTCCGATTCCTCCGCGCCGTAGATAACAGGATAGAAGGTGTGGTCGATCTTACGTCCCTCAATGATGTCCTTGGCCTTCTGGTGGATCTTATAGCAGATGGACTTCGTATCATTGCCGGCCGTGGTGATGAGGAAATACAGCGGCTGCATACGAGCGTCGCCGGAGCCTTTCGTCATAACATCAAAGAGCTTGCGGTTCGGCTGGGTGTGCAGCTCGTCAAACACCACGCCGTGGGTATTAAAACCGTGCTTATTACCGACATCGGCAGAGAGCACCTGGTAGATACTGCCCGTTGGCTGATAAATGAGCCGCTTCTGGGAATCCAGTATCTTGACCCGTTTGGAGAGTGCCGGACACATCCGCACCATGTCAGCCGCCACATTGAAAACGATGGATGCCTGCTGACGGTCCGCAGCACAGCCGTAGACTTCGGCTCGTTCCTCTCCGTCACCGCAGGTGAGCAGAAGCGCCACCGCAGCGGCAAGCTCGGACTTGCCTTGCTTTTTCGGGATTTCAATGTATGCTGTATTGAATTGCCGGTAGCCGTTGGGCTTGAGGACACCGAAAATGTCCCGGATAATTTGCTCCTGCCAGTCGATAAGCTCGAAAGGCTTTCTCGCCCAGGTGCCTTTGGTATGACAGAGGCTCTCGATGAACATGACGGCATAATCCGCAGCATCCGTATCATAGTGGGAAGTTTTCTCCATGAACCTTGTGGGCTTGTAGTTTTTCAGTTTTCTCGTAGAGACCACCTCCTGGGCATAAAAAATACAGCCCTGCGGCTGCTTCGGAATATACGAGAGAAAGAGCCTTTCGGCTCAGTCCCTTTATGGAATTATTGGCTTATCAGTTCTCGCTGTGGAGCAGAAGCTCCAGCGCAAGCTGCGTGTTCTCATCGGCGGGTTCGATGTCCCAGCCTCTGTCGTAGTTGCAAACGATTTTGCCGTCCCGCTTGAGCATGAGCTTGGAAATGCGTCCGCCGTCGATACCCCACTCGGAGCCTTTGTCGTACTGCTTCATCCAGTAGTGAAAAACCTCACCGTTAACTCTGATGCTGCCTTCTTTCCACATAATCGTGTACCTCCGTTTGTTTTGTTGTGAGTGTATATTACCGTCATGTCTGGGATATATCCAGTCATTTCGGAGGCATATAGTACACGATCATTCGGAGTAAAAACTGTGCATTTTACAGCGTTATTCCGGCTGACGGCAGCGGTGAATGGAGGTGATGATCTGCTCCTGCTCCTCCGGTTTTACGCCGATGGAATCGAGCGCCTCCCGTGTTCCACAATCCGGGCAGATGAGGGTTTGGTTGTCAACTCTGGAAAGAGCAGCGGGTTCACTGTAGGCGCGACCACACCGTGGGCAGATTTGAATCCGTATCACATTATTCTCTTTCATGTCCGCATACCTCCAGGGATTTATCATAGGCCGCAAGCAGAATGCCTGGGTCAAATTTAAAGGTGTCGTAGCCCTCAAGGCAGGTGTCCATGTAGAAATCCGACGGAACGCCGATTGGTCTTTCCTCATGCATGATATAGACGAAAGCTGTGACCGTTCTGTGCTTACCTGTGCGGATACCTTTATATTTCACCTTAAGCTCCCGCTTGTAGTAGAAATTGGGGTAGCCTTCATAGCGGTCGAGGGCTTTCTCGTCCTGCGCGGTCACTTCCCAGATAACGATGGGAACTGTACCGGTTTCACATTTCTCAATCGTGAGGTAAGAGCCGGTCTTGCTGCCCTTGAACAGAAGCTCCCATCCGCTGAGTCTTGCCGTGCCGCAGATGGTCGCATGAGGGCAGCGCATCCGCATCTGACGGACGTTGAGGTTGCTGCCATAAGCGATGTAATAGCGTTTTTCCATAAAAAATACTCCTTTCCGAAGTTGCCTTCTACCACCGAAAGCCCGCCATCAGCGGGTTCGGGGGCCTCTGGGCTGCGTCCTTCAAGCGGCTGCTCTGCCGCTGCGGAAGGCTGCATCCCCATCCAGGCGCTTCGTGAGGAGCTCTCTTGCGGTCTTGAACTCGTCGCCAATAAAGCCGAGGCGAAGGAGCCAAGTGCGCATTGCGTATTTGGGGTTCTCGTTCTGCTGGGGCTTGGGGCTTGCGGTTCTGACCGTCTTTGCCATCTGGCTCAGGGCGAGGCAGAGCTGAATGTAACTCTTGAGCTGGCCAGCGTGGAGTCCGTTCTGCTTGCCGTCTGCCGGAGCATCGAACTGGAAGAGCCGGAACTCGACCGTTCCCTTGGTGAAGGTGGCGTGGAGGTTCAGCATATGGTAGCGGCTGTCGTTGTAGTGCTGGCTTCTGCCGTAGTCGGCGTTCTGGCTGCCGTACCAAATATCAGCCAAGGCTGCCATGGTGGTGGGTTTTCTGTTGTTCAGCCGTTCCAGGAATCTGGGGTCAACCGTGCGGCAGTAGCGGCTGATGCGGCCTCTGTCGAGGTTCAGTGCGCTTGCCAGGAGGTCTTCGTGGCTTGCCATGATGTTTGCGAGGTTTCGGAGCGTTTGGGGCGTGTGCCCCTTGGCACCGATGTGGATGTGAACACCGCAGCCTCTTGTGGCATCACTTTTTGCTCCGGCTTTGCGGAGGCGGCGAACCAGCTCCTGCAAGGTCTCCATGTCAACGTCGGTGAGGATCGGTGTGACCATCTCGCATTTCTCGCTGTCCGGGCCCACGATGCTGACGTCCTTCTGGAATTTCCACTCGCGTCCGCTCTCATCCCAAGCAGACCAAGTGCAGTAGCCGTTGCGGCAAGCGGTGTTCTCGTACCGCCCGGTACCGAAGAAGGTGGCTGCCAGCCTTGCGGCCTTCTCTCTGGTGATGCTGTTCATTTCGACCTCGACCCCGATGGTCTGCTTTTTCATTTCGGCTACCTGGTTTTCTGTTCTCTGGCTCATGTTTGTGACCTCCGTTTTGGTTTGTTTTCCCTTTTGGTAGTCACATATTACCTCTGAAAGCACACTATATCCAGCTATATCTGAGCTATAAACTACACGATCTTGTGGTCCAAAAACTGTGTCTATTACAGCAGTTTACGGCAAATATCCTCCCCGTAAGCCACGCTCAGACCGCAGCCGTTATCCCAGGCAACCATGATGGAGCCGATGTCATCCACGCCTCGCACGGTGCCTTTCGTGCCAACGGGCGGTGCCTGTGTATCGTCCATCCGAACAAGCTCCACTCGGGTGCCGACCGGGTATTCCTTGCGAATACGCTCGACCGTTTCTTTACTCGGAAATCTCATGCTGCGCACCTCCGTTTCTGAATGCCGAGGAGCCGGAGAGGTTCTTCAGCAGGATTTTTCGAGCGGTCTTGTATTCCGCACCGATGAAGCCGAGCCGCAGGAGAAAGCAGCGGAATGCGTACTTCTCATTTTCAATCGGTTTTTCGGAAGAATTGACACGGCTTTGATTTCGTGCCATTTCGCACAGCTTGCAGATAAAGGTGTCATAGGCTTTCATCTCGTCCGGGGCTGGAGTCGCCGGGAACCAAGGGAAGGATACCTTCGTGTCCGTGATTTCCAGTGGCAGGTCAGCGCCTCCGAGGGCTTTCTTGATAAGGGTGCCCTTGGCGGCAATGAGAGCCTTGAGGTTTTCCAGGTTGCTGTCGTTGAACAGGCTCCTCGGCATGGAAATGCAGACGGCGCAAGGCTCGTCCTCGGCATCGGTGTGGCTCTGGTCGATGTCAAAGCCCTCATCGTAGATGTGTTCCAGCAATCTTTCAATGACCTCGCTGTCGGCACGGTCGTCAAAGGAAAGACTGCCGTTTCGGTCAATGGTGAAGTAATCCACCTCATAGTTGAATGTGGGTGCGCCACAGTACTTTGCGGGAACGCCGAGCCAGACGGAGATGGTCTGCACCAGCCGCTTGCGCTCTGCGCCCTGTGCATGGATTGTAATCGTCATGTTCGTGACCTCCTTGTTTTATGGTAGTCACATATTACCGTCAGGTTGGGCACTTATCCAGCTATATCTGCGCATTTCCGGTGTAGATTATATCGGCGCATTATCGCAGCCGGACTGTGCATACCACACAATTCCGCAGAGCACGAACCATACGCACGGAAGCGTCACGCCGTTGCCCCACATCTTATATTCCGCACTGTCGGAATACGGGTCTTTCAGCCACTTTGCGACCTGCTTGTCGGACTTCATCTTACAGCCGGTCACTTCGGAGTAGGTCTTGAACACCTTGTGCCAGAAGTACATTTCCTCATCGGTCGGCTTTTCCGTGCCAAGGTCGGCACACCAGTTGTCCGGGAAGCCCTGAAGCCGTGCGCACTCGGTGGGCGTCAGCCGTCTGACGGTGTATCCGCTTTGGATGGCTCCCGGACCTTTTGCTACCAGTGTCGGCTGAAGCTCCTTTTCAAAGGTCGGAGCGAACTTGGCGTTCTGCCCCTGGTTGAAGGTGTCTCTGCCGATGCCGTAGCAAACGGCGGTGGGGTCTTTGTAGTCACGGGCAAGGACAGTCGGTGCTTTTTCCTTGGAAACCTGGGTGAAGCTGCCCGTTGTCATGCTGTACACGGCATGGCGGTCAACGGTATTTAAGGTGAAGCTGACATCTTCGTTGATGCCATCGCCCTGGGGACCGTTCCTGTCCTCGCGGCCGATCATGGAGCCCTGCAGCACATAGGTCTGCTGTTTCGTCCCGGCATTAGCACACACAACAGCGGAGCGGTCTCCGAGGTCACGAACCTCATCCCGCTGATTCTGCGTGAAAGCGACAACGGCAATGCCGCCCTGGTTGCAGGAGGGGTTGCCGCCGTTCCCATCAAGCGTCCGTGCAGTTCCCGCTTTGTAGATGCCGCTGTGGGGATTGTCCGACTTCATGGCATTGGAGTCCTTGGAGCAGATGCCGAATGGCTGAAGGACGCAGGTGAAGTTGTCCTTGTCCGGCATCCGCTGATTTCCTCCGGCATTCTGCTTGGTGAGAGTCGGAGAAACCTGTCCGCCGTCCCAGCCGCAAGGCTCGAACAGCGTCTGGTCGTTGTTGCAGGACAGAGTTGCAGATTTGTTCTCTTGGATGAGAGGTCCCTTGCCGCCACCTTCACAGCCGGAGCGGATCTTCATCACAAGCGGCACATTGTTGCCACCTGTACCCATGTGGGAGGTCAGCGTCTGCACATTGCCGTCCTCGGAAAGTTTGACCCTGCTGTCGGTCGGATGGTTTTCCAGCGCCACCGCCGCAGGAACAACGCCTGCCCGAAGTGTGGGAGAACGCTCTTCCTCATAGCCGATGGTGCGGCTCTTTGCGGAATGCTCGGTGCAAAATCCTGCCGACTCCATCACGCAGGGCGGATGCCCGTGATTTTCTGCTCGGAGCGTTGCCGCAACATCCTCGGAAACTTCCATGCGGTTGCCGCCCTGGTCATTCAAAACAATACCATTCCGACCGGTACTCATTCCGCAGTTCACGCCGAGGGTGGCGGAAGTGTCGTCCGTCAGACTGCCGTTGTATCCATCGAAGCCTGTCGCTCCAGCGCAAGGCGTAAAACTTCCGGCAGCTCTTTGCCACGAGCGGAAGCCCTCCGCAGAATACCCAGACAGGCCTTCTGACTCAAATAATATTTTTCCGGCACTTCCGCCTGCAAGATCTGCGACAAGGTAGATGCGGCGTCTTCGCTGGGGAACTCCCCAGTATTGTGCGTCAAGAGTTCGGTACGCAACGCTCCATCCATCTCCCATGTATAGGTCGGCGTAGGGCCATCGTGCCTTTTCAGGCATAGGCACCTCGGCATTCGGCTCGGCGATGCCGATGACCGCTTCGAGGACGGCTTTGAAGTCCTCGCCCTTGTTCGAGGAGAAGGCACCGGGGACGTTCTCCCATACGATGTATCTTGGATATCTGCCACCTGTGGCACACCTCATTTCTTTGATAATACGGACGGCTTCATAAAAAAGACTTGAACGGGAACCGCCCAGACCGTCTCTTCGGCCTGCCACGCTCATGTCCTGGCATGGGCTGCCGAAAGTGATAATGTCCACGGGTTCGATTCTGCCGCCGTCCATAGCGGAGATATTCCCGTAGTGCTTCATAAAAGGCAGACGCTTGGTGGTCACTCGGATGGGAAACGGCTCGATCTCCGAAGCCCACACGGGAGTGATACCGGCAAGCAGTCCGCCCAACGGAAAACCCCCGGAGCCGTCAAAGAGGCTTCCGAGGGTCAAAGACTTTTCAGTTTTCATCTGGATGCCTCCAATCGTTCTCTCAGCGCAGTGTAGAACGCTCTGCTTCGGATAGACTTTCCGGCAGCCGTCCACTCGCGCTCCAGCAAAAAACGAACCTCCAAATTCTCCACGCTGTAGTCGGCACGGAAGTTTCGCCAGGTTCGTTTATCCCATGTTTTCAGTTGCTCCCAAAGCCCTGGAAAGTGCTGATGCAGCTCCCGCAGCTCCGTCAACGATTGCAGCGGACAGCACCAGCAGGACACGCGCTTGAAATGCTCATACAGGCCATCCCAATCATATCCACGCTCATAGCAATACCGAAGGCAGTCGCGCTCCGTCCAGCCCCAATCTACCAACGGGTGTCGGTGGTTGGGATTCTGATTGTTCGCTCGTTCCAGGCGATATTGCTCATCGGCGGCAATGCCGACATATTCAATGACCTCATACTGTTTCCGCAGTTCCCTCAGAAAACGCTCTCGCGGCATCGCCTTGAGCCGTGTGGTACACCACCGCTGCCGAGGGCCAGGCCATCCGTAGCCATTCAATTGCACTCCGTATTGCCGGACGACAGGCGAATCTGCACTACGCCGTACCGGAACATCAAACATGAGTTCCTCATAGGTATGCTCGGCTCTGACGCTGGTAATTTTTCGACCGATGTCCTTTTCAACCTTTGCGATATGATCATACATAGCAGGAAATTCAAGACCTGTATCACAGAAAAGAATGCAGTCAATTTTCATGTCACGCTCCAGCATCCCAAGAAGCATGGCGGTTGAGTCCTTGCCGCCGGAAAAGGAAACAAGGTGATATTGCTCTTTCACGCTCACACCTCCGGTGCGGTATTAGCCACCTCAGTGAAGGGCAGTACTTTCCCATCCCGCAGAACGCTGACCTTTTCATCCGAGCCGACCTGCTCGATGTACCGTTTTACGATGACGTCGCAGAACTTCTCATCCAGTTCGATGGTATAGCAGATGCGGTCGGTCTGCTCACAGGCAATGAGCGTAGAACCGGAGCCGCCGAAGGGGTCGAGCACCACGGAGTTTGCCATAGAGCTGTTCTGAATGGGATAGGCCAGAAGCGGGATCGGCTTCATGGTAGGATGGTCGCCGTTTTTCTTGGGCTTGTCGAACTCCCAGATGGTAGATTCTTTGCGACCGGTGTACCACTGATGCTTGCCTTTCTTCTTCCAGCCGTAAAGGCACGGCTCATGCTGCCACTGGTACGGGGAGCGTCCCAGCACCAGGGACTGCTTCTTCCAGATACAGCAGCCGGAGAGGTAGAACCCTGCGGCATCAAACGCCTTTCGGAAATTCAGCCCCTCGGTATCAGCGTGGAACACATAAATGGACGCATCGTCCGCCATGACCTTCTCCATATTGGAAAAGGCATCGAAGAGAAAGTCGAAAAACTTCTCCGATGCCATGTTGTCGTTTTTGATTTTCCCGGCGCTGCCCTCGTAGTTCACATTGTAGGGCGGGTCGGTGATGACGAGGTTTGCTTTCCGGCCGTCCATGAGGGCGGCGTAGGTTTCCTCCTTGGTACTGTCACCGCAGATGAGTCGGTGCCGTCCCAGTGTCCAGATATCGCCGGACTTCGTGAAGGTCGGCTTTTGCAGCTCGGCATCCACATCAAAATTATCCTCTTCGGCTTCAATGCCATCGTCAAAGAGCTTCGACAGCTCCTTTTCGTCAAAGCCGGTGAGGAGCGGGTCAAAATCTGCCGCCTGCAAAGACTCGATCTCCACACGCAGGAGTTCTTCGTCCCAGCCTGCGTCCATCGCCATGCGGTTGTCCGCGATGATGTAGGCTTTTTTCTGCGCTTCGGTGAGGTGGTCAGCAAAGACGCACGGCACTTCGGAGATGCCTTCCTCCTTGGCGGCAAGAATACGACCGTGACCGGCAATAACGCCATAGTCACGGTCGATGATGACAGGATTGATAAAACCGAACTCACGGAGCGAGGAGCGGAGTTTGTTGATCTGCTCCGGCGAATGGGTACGGGCGTTATTGACATAGGGAACCAGCTTCGTGATAGGTACGAGCTGCATCTCGGTCGTTGTTTTCATTAGACCAGCCCCCATTCCGCAAATTTCTCGAACCGCCGACCGAGTGGATGTAGTTTCGGGCGATCTCCACGATTTCGGCGTAGGGTCTGCCGTCCACGGCATCGTCCCCAATAGCGCAGCAGAGCGTCACGGGCTTGCCGGTTTCCTGGGCTTTGAGGAAAGCGTAGATATTGACGGACACATCCGCCTTGGACAGATCCTTGCCGTGCAGACCGCCGCCTGTCACCGAGTCCGCCATATCCGAGCCGAGCTTGCGGTTGGCAGCGCCGGTGTCTACATCGGTGCCGCCCGTCCAGTCACCGAGCGGGTTGATCTCCGCATCGGGATACTTCTCTCGGAGCACATCCGAGGATGCGTTGCTCTGGCAGAGGATAAGCCGTTCGCCGTCCAGAATGTACTTCCCGTCAAAGGGATACACAGAGAAAATGCCCCGTGCGATTTTGGATAGCGTTTTCTGCTCCTTGGTCACGGGCATTCCTTTGAAGATGCCGTTGTCACCGCAGCGGACGCCGTCTGCCTGGTTGTCGGCAAGGTGACCGTCCTGCGGCACTTCTACATAGTCCACGGCGAGATTTCCGGCAATGCGGTAGACGGCGGCGGTGACATCTGCCTTGTCCAGCATGACGGAAGTTTCCGCAATGATGTGGCAAACGCCATGGCCGATGAGGACTTCCACGGCGATGCGGGGATCGTTTTCTTTTCTGTATGCCAGGTCAACAAGCGCACCGGCAATTCTGTCTGCCACCTTATCCGGGTGGCACGGATTTACTTTTTCATACATGGTGTTACCCCTTTCTCGCACGGAGCAGGCGCTCCATAAGGTCATCCTGCGGCGTAGACTCGCCGTATTCCGTGCTGCAGTTTTCTTTCACGATCTGGAATATCTCATTCCAGAGCCGAACCGCCTGGTTCATGTAGTTGATACCGATATTGATAAACGGGGACGGGATCGGCTTTCCCGTGGTGGGGTGCTTGGAGAGGAAGCCCATACGGTTGGTCATTTCCTCGCACTGCACCCAACGAGCAGAACACATGGCGTAGCGCTCCAAGAGCTGCGGCGATACCTTTGCGGCGCAGCCGATGCCTTTGAGCCATTGCCAGGTTTCCGTGTAGATTTCCTGTGCCTGCAGGACGCTGCCGTCCCGCTGCTCGGCAGAAAGAAAATCGTGGGGCTTTGGCATTTCAACACCCTCGACTTCGGGAATATCCAGCACTTCAAGTTTTCTGCCGCCGGGATTACCGTTTTCGGCCTTGTCCTTGACTGCGGATTTCTTCCTTCCCGCACCGGGTCTTGCACCGCCGCGTCCGCCTGTGTTATTCGATTTTGTTGGCATCCGAGTTCACCTTCCTTAATTACCCTTTTGATTTCGCCTTTTTCGCACACGTGACCCCGGGCCGTTGCCCGACCGAAAAGGTTCCGGAGATTTTCATCCCCCTACCGGTCGCCGAGGTCGTGGTGGATCTTGGTGTGGCAGGACTGACAGAGGCTCATCAGGTTGTCCCTTGCGTGAGTGCCGCCTTTGGAAACGGGCAGAATGTGGTGAACTTCCTGTACCGGGGTCAGCCGACCTTCCTTGAGACACATCTCACAGAGGGGATGCTCCGCCGCATAGCGGTCACGGATGCGTTTCCACGCTCTGCCGTACTTGCGGTTGACATCGGAGCTGCGCTCGTATTTGTCGTACCTGCGGCGTTCCTCCACACGGTGCTGTTCACAAAACTGTCCTTCACAGAGGTTGGGGCAGCCGGGATGAGAGCAGGGTCTGAGTGGTCGCTTGGGCATTTGCTCACCTCCTTCGGGCATAAGAAAAGCCCCACGGGATTGCTCCCATGAGGCTGTCCTCGATTCTTTTTCGCTGATTATATCATATCATAATGTCGAGGTGGGCATCTACCGACAAAGGCGGGTATTTCCGGCGTCTTTCAGATCCGAATCGGGTCATCGGGTACAACTACCGCCGAAAGCGCCGCCTTGTGCCATCTGCGGATGGTGCTTTCATCTGCGTTCAACTCTCCGCCGATCTGCTCCCAGGTCATGTTGTGGATGTAGCGGTAGCGGAGAACCATGCGCTCGTTGACATTGGCAACGGTGTCCACTGTCGTGCGGATCTGCCGTTTCAAGTCAACGAGGGTGTCAATCTCACTGTTGACCGCTTTTTCAAGGTCCATGATCTTTTCCAGGCACCGCACGAAGGGCGCATCCGTGTTGCGAGAGGTCTGCACTTTTTCCTCCCAGGACGGCGAGGAGATACCGCAGGCCATTTCCCGCAGGCGGGTGATCTCCGCAATGTTGGAATCGATACGCTGGTCGAGGCGGTATGCCTGACTGAGATATTCCTTTGCCGTCATACGCCGTACACCTCCCGGTGGAATTTTTCGATCAGCACCTCACCGTCCAGAGAAGTAAGCGTCTGAAACCAGCTGGAGCGGAAAAACCGCTCACAATCCTTTCTGACGGATTCGGCATCCTTGTCCCAGGGGTATTTCTTCAAACGGCGCAGCGCACGGCGATGGTCTTTCGCTGCCGCCAGAATAATAGCGTTTGCGAGGTTCGTATAACAGGTTTCCATTCTCATCCCTCCAAGTTGGCCTTGACCGCATCGATGAGTGCGGTCTGGGTCTTTTCTTTTTTACGGAGCGCAGTCATGATGCGCTCGTCGATGGTGTCTTTGGCAATAATGTGGTGAATGACCACGGTATCGGCGGTCTGTCCCTGTCGCCACAGTCGGGCGTTGGTCTGCTGGTAAAGCTCCAGCGACCAGGTCAGCCCAAACCAGATGAGGGTCGAGCCGCCTGCCTGTAGGTTCAGCCCATGACCGGCAGAAGCCGGGTGGATGAGTGCCACGGGCAGCTCACCGCTGTTCCATCTGCGGATGCTGTCGGAATCGTCCAGCAGACTGAACGGGATGTGTCGTTTGTGGAGCCGCTCGGAGATGCGCTCCAAGTCGTGCTTGAACCAGTACGCCACAAGGACGGGTTTCCCATTTGCGGCTTCGATGAGATCCTCCAGCATATCCAGCTTGCGGTCGTGTATCTGAAACACACGCTTGTCCTCTCCGTAGACTGCTCCGTTTGCCATCTGGGAGAGCTTATTCGCAAGTGCTGCGGCGTTCCCGGCATCGATTTCTTCGCCTTTCAGCGAGATAACCAGGTCTTGTTTCATGGCAACGTAGGCTTTGCGCTCTGTTTCGGATAGCGTCACAATGGCGTCATTATGAACGCATTCCGGCATATCCAAATGGTCGACGGCTTTCATGGAGATGGTGATGTCGGAGATGGCATCGTAGATCTGTTCCTCCGCACCGGGCAGCGGCTTGTAGCTGAACACCACCTGTCCGTTGCGCTTGTCCGGGCGGAAGAAGGTGTTGCGGTAATGGGTGATGAACCGGCCGAGCCGCTTGCCCATATCGAGGATGCGAAACTCCGCCCACAGGTCCATGAGACCGTTGCTGCTTGGCGTGCCGGTCAGGCCCACGATGCGCTTGATGCCGGGACGGACTTTCAGAAGAGTTCTGAACCGCTTTGCCTGATAGCTCTTGAAGGAGGACAGCTCATCGATGACCACCATGTCGTAGTCGAAAGGGATGCCGCTCTCCTCAATGAGCCACTGGACATTCTCCCGGTTGATGATGTACACGCTGACCCGCTGCCGGAGTGCCGCCTTGCGCTCTGCTTCTGTACCGACAGCCACCGAGTAGGTCAGCCCATGCCCGTACCAGGCGTCTTGACCGGCCAGAAGCGGCGGTTTCCGGTGGTGTCCCGCAGATAGCCGGACTCGGCGTTGGTGGTGCCGAAGAACACGCACTGGCGCAGATGCGGCGTCGCCCGTTTGCCGAATGCCGCACGGTAAATGTCGTTCTGACGGGAGAGGAAGGAGCGCAGCGTTTCCACCTCGGCCTTCTTCAGACCTGCCAGTTCGCCGATCTCCAAGATCCAGTACCCCTGCAATTTCTCTGCAGCGGTCTTATCCTTGGTGTCGCCCAGGTTCAGACTGTCCGAAAACCACTCTCCGGCCAGCTTGGCGATAAGGGTGCTTTTACCGACACCCTGGGGACCGTTCAGCACCAGCATGGAGTCAAAT